AAGCAGCACTAAAAGCCATAACCTGTCTTGCATAACCATTGCCAGAAACTTCTGTGCCACCACCTGCGTCATTTGGTGCAGCAGTGAATAAAGCCACATAAATATTAGATGGAGCTGTATAAGCTGAATTTCTAAAAACGTGGTCTAAAACTTCTAATTCTAAAAAATTACTAAATGACATAAATTCTCCTAGTCTCCTTTCATATAATAAACATTTTTCTTAGCTTTTCCATAACTTTTTCTTCTTTGTAGTAATGAACCTTTAGCAAATTTAGCTTTTTCATCTTCCATTCTTATTTCTTCAATGGCTTTTTCAAATTGGTTGTTAAAAAGTACAGCTCTATCATCTTCCATTAAAAATACTGATGCGTGTTTTAATGCACCATATAAATAAACATCTGGATGATCGTTAGAAACAAAATTAGATGTATTTGAATCGCTTAAAGGTGTTACTTTTGCATAATAGGTTAGCTGTAAGTCATAGTTTTGATCTGGGGTTGGTGCAAATTCCAAAGTATCATTGACAATAGCAAAATATACAGGCTGTCCACTAGAGTTATCAATACTTCTTCTATAAACATCTAAAGATTCTACTGATTGTTGGAATAATGGAGAGAAATTATTTGAGACTATTTCAACATTAATAGCTTCCATCCAATCACTTGGTAATGTTAGATATTGATTTTCTAAAACAGCATTTGCTCTTTTAACCATATCTTTTGTTCTTATTTTTCTATTTATTTCTGCTTCAGCTTGGTCTATAAAAATATCTAACTGATTTGTTAAATCAGATCTATTCAAATATGAAGCAATGTTTGTTTTTAATTCACTATAAGTCATGTTTATATTTTACCCTTCCAAACCCTAAATAATTTATTATCAGGATTATTTAACCATTTTTTTAAAGCCCTCTTATCACGAATAGAGCCATCTCTAACCATTCTTTGATATATTACCATAGGAATTTCTGCAACGTGCCTAAATTCTTTACCAGGCTTTAGCTCTCCTAATTTTTTTGTTAATTCTATAACAGGTTGTACGTTTTGTGAGGTGTGGTAAATGTGTTTGTTATCTTCGGTTGCAAATTCATTTTTGTAACCTGTTTTATGATCGATAATAGTTTTTACAGTCATAATAAAATGGGGGGCAAAAGCCCCCCTAAAGGTTAGT